TGGTAGAGCAGCTGATTTGTAATCAGCAGGTCGTCAGTTCGAATCTGACAGATGGCTCAACGGCCCATTCGTCTAGTGGTTAGGACTCAGGATTTTCATTCCTGCAACAGGAGTTCGATTCTCCTATGGGCTACAAACAAAAAAGGGGAACTTTCGTTCCCCTTTTTTCGTGTCCTATATCGTAGGAAATACAAGACTATTTCGTGTCCTACTTACGAAATAAACCCACCAACACCAACAAGGCGACAAGACCGACGAAGCCAGACTCGCCGAAATTGTTTATGATGGATGTGAGGTTACCAATAACATTTACGCCAAAGAATCCACTTCCAAAGACTACTTCAGAAATAGCTCCAATAGCTACAAAGGATATCATGAGATGAGCTAAGTCATCAACCCACCCTTTGATTTGTGTTACGATTTCCTTCATGCGGTTTTCTCCCGTTAGTTAACAAAAAAAGGTTGCATCAGTTGGAATAACCGAAGCAACCTCATATATAACTATGTAAAACCTAATATTTTTATATTTATATTATGAAACCATCATGAAAAAAAATCAATCACATAAATTTATATTACTGATAAAACGGAGTTTATATGGCTAAAGATTATGAACTATTTGAGGGAAAGTCTCTATCTGATGTATTTAAAGACATTTACGACAATACCGAAAAAAATAGACAACAATTAGATATATTAACAAAGGAACTTGTAGGACATATTAAGGATGGGGATACTGCAGTTCAGTTAGTTCCTATGATAAAAGAGTATCTTGAAATCAATGTAAAAAACGATGACCAATTAGTAAAGATAGCGGCTATCGTTCAAAGACTACTTGCAGCAGAAGCTAAGGGTAGTTCAGAAGATGCATTTGCACTATCAGATGCAGAGAAAGAACAACTAATGAAAGCAGTAGAAGAGACTGCAGATGACGTTCAAAAATATTCAGACAAATTTACGGATAACATTCAAGTAGAAAATTAATGAAAATTAAAATACCAGAACTAAACGTTAGGTCTACGGGATTTGCAAATCTATTCGATGTAGATAATCATATCAGAAAAATATTATCTCCTGTAGTTAATCAAATAAATCGTGGAAAAGCTGATGAGGGTGAATTAGCAGAAGTAATTCAAGTCTATGATTTAGAAAGTAAATTACCAGAAGTCAAAGATAGTGATGATTTAGATTATAATCTTTTAGGTGCTATAAAGTTTAGAAAAGTATATTCTCAACAATGGGTTTCAGACGATAGTCTTTCAGTAGCTTATCCACTAAACTTAAACTTAGTAGATTTTCCTGTTAAGGGTGAAATTGTATTTATACAAAAAATTTACAATAGGTTTTATTACACCGACAGAGTTAATCAGTATAATAGTCCTAACAATTCATCAGCTGTAGGTTCTAGTCAAAAATTTAAAATTGGTGGTGGTGAAAAAAATCAACAGACTTTGAATACTGCTGAATCTGGAATAACAAAAGATACTTCGGTGGAGGATGATGGATATTTAGGTAATTACTTTCAACCCAATTTCAATATAAGACCACTAATTCCAAATGAAGGTGATACTTTACTACAAGGTAGGTTTGGAAATACAATAAGATTGGGTAGTGTTGAAAACTCACCAACTATTAAGCTCAGAGCAGGACAATTAGCTGATTACGAAAAGTTTGATGAGGGAGTAGAGTTTGTAAGTGAGTTAGAACAAAAACCTTTATCAACACCTTTAGCTGAAGATATAAACTTCGATGCTTCTTCACTATGGATGACTACAGACGAAACTGTATCAATAACACCAGCTACATTAGAAGATACAAACATATATCCAACCGAAGTAGCACCTGCAGAGTTCGGTGGAAAACAAATTATTCTTAATTCAGGTAGACTGATATTTAATAGTAAGGAAGATGGTATTCTTGGTTTTAGTAACGGACCAGTAGATTTTTCAACACTAAATACCTTTGGTGTATCAGCTAAACAAGGTTTAAATTTATATTCACCTTTAATTGATATTGGTAGAAAAAATCAAACTAAAAATATAGGTCTATCGAGTAATCAGGTTGTGATAGATGCAACTGATGGTAACATAACTAATATTGCAAATAAAATAAATTTATTTGGTTCTCAATTAAGAGATACATCACCAGCTGTGAGAGGAACAGAATTAAGAGAATTATTGGAAGTAATAATAGACGTGTTAGGAGCAACCACCCAAGCAGTTCAACAAATAGGAAGTATATTAAGCACTGCAGGAGCACCAACACCAAATCCTGCATTAGCTAAAATTACGACAGATATGTTAGAAACTTTCTCAAAAAGAATTGAAGCAAAACTTAATATACCAACTCTATTGAGTCAGGTAGTAGAAATAGAATAAAAAAAAGAGGTATTAATAATGACTAAAAAAGACCTTGTAAGAGTTATAAGAAAACTTGTAAAGGAAGAAGTTCAAAAAGAAGTAGGTAAGATACTTATTAGTGAGAGAAAAATTCCACAAAAGAAATCTAAACCTGCTAAGAAAAAAACTTACACTAAAGACAAAACACTAAATGAAGTGTTGAATGAAACTGTAGGTTTAACCAAATCACATAGAGAAGAATATCCTGACATGGGTGGTAAACAATACACCACAGGCAACATGGCAGATTTATTAGGCTATGGTGATTTAGCATCTCCTGAATTGAAAAGAGATAAGGTTGCAGCACAAACATTAGCAGAAAAGGGTGTTACTCCAGAACAAGTAGGTGATGGAGTTGTTAAAGCGCTCACAAGAGATTACTCAGATTTGATGAAAGTAATTAACAAGGATAAGTAATGGCATCCACAATTGAAAACAACCTAAATCCAGATACTCATTTTGGTTTATCGTTTCCACTTGGATACGCTAATAATGGATTGTTTAATAGAACACAAACTCTTGAACAACAAGCAGTTCATAACATAAGAAATCTGTTACTTACAAATCTTGGTGAAAGACCACATCAACCAGAATTTGGTTCAAGATTGTTAGAAGTTGTATTTGAGTTTAAAGATGATGCACTAATTGAACAGGTTATCAATGAAGCAGTTGATAAATGGCTTCCTTATATTAACATAGAAGAAATCACTACTACAGTCGATGGTGTTAATCCAAACAGATTAAATGTCGAATTAAAGTTTTCGGTATCAACTGAGCCAGATGCAAAAGACCAAATAATTTTAGATTTTAATACAGCAGCATAGGAGAAATTAAATGCCTACAAATACAACGGGTCCATTAAAAGACGTATCTAAAGAAGTCAAATATCTTAATAAAGATTTTGAAGGTTTTAGAAATGATTTGATTGAATTCGCAAAATCTTATTTTCCAAACACATATACAGATTTTAATGAATCTTCACCAGGCATGATGTTTATTGAAATGGCATCTTACATAGGTGATGTTCTTTCTTATTATATAGATAGTCAGTTCAAAGAATCTATCCTAGCATACGCTGAAGAAAAAAGAACAATTTATAATATTGCACAATCATTGGGATACACACCAAAAATTAGTTTTCCTGCTACAACTGTGTTAGATGTATATCAAACTGTTCCAGCTATAGGAACAGGAGATTCTACAAGACCTAATATGGATTACGCTTTAAGTGTAACTAACAACACCAAAGTTAAATCTGAAAGCACAGGTAAAACATTTAGATTTATGGATAACGTGAACTTTAAATATTCAAGTTCTTTCGACCCTACCGAAGTTAGTATTTTTGAAACAGATTCAAATGTTCCTACAAAATACTTGTTAAAGAAAAGAGTTAGAGCTATTAGTGGTGAACTAAAAGAAGAGTTGGTGACATTCACATCTGCTGTCAAGTATGATAAGATAGTATTGGGTAATCCTAATGTCATAGAGATTATGTCATGTGTGGATAGTGATGGTAATAGTTGGTATGAAGTTCCTTTCTTAGCACAAGATACAATTTTTGATGAGGTAGAAAACACATCAGCAAATGATTCTGAGTTGACACAATTTAATGATACAGCAC